GCACTAACTCTGCGTTACCTATTTTGTCGTGGTAGCGAGGAATGGCTTGCCAGATAACCTCGTAAGGTAACGTCTGCTCAGCTGCGAAGTTAATGCGCGGCTTAGTGACGGGTTTCGGTTCTCGAACTTGTGTTGGTGATGTCACTTCGACCTTTACAGGCGTGGAAGCTTCCTGGGCCGGAAAGGCGCAAGTAGCAGTCGCAGCGCTAACGTCTATAGTGGCCACGGCTTCTTCACCGATCTCGATGTCGCATAACGGTGTTGCATCATGGTGGGTTGCACCAACGCATTCCACCGCCGGTGGTGGTGGCGCGGTGGCGCCAGCGAAAGGATCGTTGACGCTGGCGGAATCGATGGTTCGGACGTCGTCCAGACCATCAGTCGTGTCGTCTTCATCGTCACTTTCATCGCCGCTGCTATTAAAGAGTTGGTCTGCGTCGATGTCAGAACGAAATTGCGGAGCTTCGAACGGCTGGCCACGGTCGCTGTTAACTTTGTCTTCGCGGACGATCTCGGCAACATCACAACGGACGACTTCGTCGGTGTACTGGTCCGTAATGGGAATGCCGGTGTACTGCCATATACGCCGCCCCTCAACCTCAACCTCAGCTCGTTCGGGCATGAGGAAGAAGTGCTTTATGTCGTGCCACAAAGCACCGAAAAATGTTTCTTCCATCTCGGTGTCTTTAAAGTGGGCGAAAATGGCAGCAATGCTCTTGGTCCGTTTGACGCGTCTGACGGCACCTAAGATGAAACAGGCCAGCAAAACGCGCGTGTATGCGTCTTCTTCAACGTTCCACGGTTCCTGACGAATATCAGAGCCAATGATGATGGCCCGTCTCAAGCCAGAAGCGTACGTGGCTATTTCGTGGTACTTGAACCCGTCATCAGCCGCACGCCCAGCATAGGCAAGTAGACCTTTGTAGACGTGTCCAGGAACGATGAAGTGGCGGACCTCTTTCTGCATCGGCAAGAACTTACGTTCGACACACTCGTAGACGTCGGGAACGAGGTAAGCGCCGGGGAACCAGCCGGTGAGAGGAACGCAACGTTCAAGATAGGTGTCCGCGGCCATAGGATCGTAAATGGAGCTCGCGACACACTTAGGTAGTAAGGTCGAGACGTACGGTGCTATAACAGCAGATATAGTCCGCGGAATGCGGTCAACTCTGGCTACAACGAACGTGCACATTGGACCGTTCTGAGCGATGACCTCAAGAACAAGGTCGAAGGCACCCGCCTCGACACGCACGGTTTTGGCCCACGCACGCCAGGTGGCGTACTTGTGGACGTAAGCAAAGGACATGTCACGCAGACCAAAGCGGACGAACTTGTAGGGTTGTCCAACCAGCTTCACGTGTAAGAACGGATGCGGGTCTTTCAGCCGGTCATCATACAGCTGCGTCGGCATATGAAGATATGCGACTAGCTTCCAGAGACCATGCGTTTGGAAGATACGTGCGAGATCAACCATTGACACGTCATAAAGCGAGTGCACGGCATAAGCTTCTTCAGCTTGGAAAGTGCACTCCTGCGCACCAAGCACACAGTAGGGAGTTGGTGTGTGTTTGCGTGCGAACTTGCGCAGAGACTCGTCGGCTTTACCGTTGGTAGCAACGCGGAAGTACTCACGCGTGTTGTCGACGAGGAGGCAATTATGATTTGCCTTCAGCGGGCCATGCGCAGAGTCACCGATGGTAATGACTTTAAGGCCCTTAGCAAGCGAGCCACGGATGTTATCGGCCGCCTGCTCATTAGCGTAATCATTGAGAGCCGCCAGCACCGGATGGGAACTGTCAAGCTTATCCTCGCTGATCACGATACGACGCGGGAAGCAAGCAGCGATCTGATCGTGCTCTTCCGGCTTCATGCGGTACGGGTGACGTACTG